GCTAAATTAGAAATTTTAGCTGCTAAAATTTCTAATTTAGCCGACATTTTATCTTCACTAACTTCTACTACTTCATAACAAGTGCGATCTGAATAATGTAATCTGGTAGCACCTTTACCAACTTCAGGTATAGATGAATTATTACCCATCATTTGATTAATAAATGATCCAGCTACTCCTACTTTTTTTGTTTGTTTAAATGTTTGTGTTTTCATTTTGTCAGTTTTTATGATTAAGACCCCCGAAGGGGTTTCGGCTATTTAAGCCTCATCAGTTAATCTTTTAAATGTTTATATAAAGTTTGCCTTCAGTTAAAAATGTAGGTTGAACTTTTTTGATAGTTACAAAGCCAATTTTTTCAACATTTACCTTTTGATTGTCTTCAAATTTATTCCAAATTTTATCAGCGTTTAAAATACCGCCTGAAACATGAAAAGGCATAGGTGAATTTCTGTTAGTAGAAAATAATACTTTAAATTTTTCACCTGATTCTGTTGTAACTTCTAAGTTTTTCATTTTGTCAGTTTTTTAATTGTTATTTGATGGACCAAAGTTAAATGTATTACAATTGTTATACAAGTTATTCGTCAATGAAAAACATACTTTCGTCAAAGTTTTAACTTTAATTGATACCCTGTCATTTAATTGACACACCCTGTCAGTTGTGGAATAGGTTGAGTATTATAAAGATAAAAAAAGAAATTTAAAAAACTCTTGCTTTGATAACTTTTAATTGATACCTTTGTTATCATTTTTCATTGCAACGATAAAACTATTCTATTTTTACTCTCGTCCTATGTGAATACCGCGAGAGTACCTTTTAAAACTTATTACATGAGAAAATTAATTGAAAGAGCGCAACAATCAGCTATAGTATGTGATAATCCTATTTGTGATTATACCTTACCTTATACCGAAGAAAACGAGAAAAATTTAGGTTCCTATGTTAACGTAACATGCCCTAAATGCGGAGATGTTTTACTCACTGAAGAAGATTATGAGATGCATTTGAAAATAGTTAAGTATGTAAATTTCCTCAATAAATACTTTAGCTGGGTAACTTTATTTTATTCTAAAAAATCTAAGGACCATGTTTATTGTGTTCATGTACATGATGGGATAAATATTCAGAAGAAACAATGAAAGCCTGGTTCCCTATCCACTCGCATAAAAACCACGTCGGAGAGATAACCGACATTTTTGATGAGTATGTAGAATTAAGGGACACAGAAACAGGTAAATATGTAATTGTGAAGTTTAATTTAATAACTATAATATGACAACTGAAAAAATACAAGGATGGTATCAGGAATGGTTAAAACTTCCTCTTCAAGAAAGGGTATCTGAATTTGCTTTTGTAGAATATTGCTTTGAGCAACAAAGGGAAGAATTCGAAGCCAAATATTCCAAAGCAGATTTTAATAGTAAAATTCAATTTGCCCCCGCTCCAGAATCCAAATTTGAAGAGCAAAGACGGCAGCTATGGATTGATGTTTGTGTGACGTATAATTCAGGAAAAGCCGATATCGCTCTTGAGGCATTCGATAAAAAGTTTCAAAAATAAACCAAAATGGCATTTATTTTAAAATTCATTTTATCTGTACGGTGGAGCAATCGCATTACTGAAAGTAAAAACGTCATTTAACTTAATATATGAAAACACTCATTACAATTAAAGGATCATTTGGACTTGGAACTGATATTGAGAATGCTTTTAAAGAATCCGTAAGGGTTGCGACAATATTAGATTGCTGTATCGAATTTGACTTTAAAGGTATTTCATGTATGGCAAAACCAGGAGACGACCCCAATGAATGCATAGATGATTATATCTATGAATTCAATACTAAAAATAGTAAAGGGTCTTTAATCCAATCATAACATTGTTTAACTTAATAATTTAAAGTATGAGATATTTATTTGCAACAATATTTGTTTTAGTGATCTTGGGCGCATTCATTACCGGATGTACCCAGTTCTATTTGTTCTACAAACTGGATAAGTTTATACACTTATTTATAGGTTTGTTTAATATTGGAGTTGCTACAATAGGAATATATTTTCTTATCATAAGAAAATTTGATTTTACCGCCTGGCGGAAGGGATTTAAAGATAAGGATGACTTTGATAAACTGAAATTTACCTAATATTAACTTTTAAATTTAAAAACATGCCAATAGGAAGAGAAATGCCAAAGTACAAATGCCATAAAGAAGTTTGGGCATTAAAAATTAAATCAATCGTATTTGATTCTGATTTAGCCAAAAAAACTAATCAAGAAACAGACGGAAGTGCAACAATTACGCCTGAAGAAGAGGGTTATGGGCCCTTTAAGGTTAATTCTAATTACGTACAAAAACATAATCCGAAAGTCGGAGGTTATTACGTTCTTTATAAAGGTGGTTATCCATCATGGTCACCTGCTGAAGATTTTGAGGAAGGGTATTCGTTAATAAAAGAAGATTTCAAAACTCGCCTCTTGGATGAAAAAGAACAACTTGAGAATAGGCTAAATAAGCTAGACTCATTTCTTGAATCTGAGAAAATAAACGAAATTGAAGATACTCAAAAGGCATTACTTCAAGTCTAGGCAACCGCAATGAATACTTATCTTCAATGCTTAAAAGAGCGTATAAGTAGATTGTAATAAAAAAGGATTAAAAAAGAAGTTATGGATGTAGTATTTAACTACATCCTTTTTTTATCTTATCTTCTCCCTAAACCCAAGTTCGACTTCAGTTAATATATTCTTCATCTCAATTGTCTTAACCTCGGAAGAAATAATTAGTTTGATATATTTTACTGAAAGATGAGTCATTTGCATCTCAAAGAAGGTAAAGTCGGTTAGCATTTCCATACCATTTATTACCCCCCATTTCTGCCCGTCCATTGACCCAAGCAGGTAGGCCCCGAACTTTCCCTGCAACGAGATTAAAATATCAATCTTAAACCTCTTGATCTTCGAAAATCCATCAGGACTAAATTCAATTCCCTGAGTTTCAAGGAATATTTTAGGGTTCCCGGATTCTTCTGACAACGAATAGACATCATCTCCAATTACTCCATAACATTCCGGGTAATCCTGAACAATCTTATCGTAGGATCCTGAAATCTTATACCAAATTTTATACTTAGCATTAAAGATGTAAGAGTAATTATACGTAGGATTCGTGACAATAAACTCATCATTTAACCTATTTTGTCCGAACTTTGCCCAGGCGAGATAAGTTTGAAAAGATACTTCACTGAGTGAATCAGGAAGATTAAATATCCCTGTTGAATTTGTCATCTGTCCATAAAATGTTTCACTAAATGCTTTAGACTGATACAATCCCTTCAACATATCAGAGATAATTAAAATTTGAGCCCCTCTTTGCATTTTTATATTCTCATCGGAAACATAAAGGATCGCTCCTAAAATATTTGTGATCGAATCAGGATTGGTGCAAACTTCGCCATTCAAAGGAGTAATGTTTGAAATATAAATTTGATCCGATTCAGCGATGTTTAAGGTCCATATTCCTGTTTTTGTAAATACGATTATTGGATATTGCCCAAACTGACCTGATGAAACCGGTTCCGCATTTGAATTAAGTCCAACTATTTCACTATTCCCAACCTGGTAAGTATACTTTGCTGGGAAAACAAAAGGGTTATTTGTTTCTGTGATTTTAATAAGATTTGTATCGTAAATTATATCAGTATTTAATCTTGTAGGGGCTGCAGGAGCAGTTAAGTAAACAACAAAATCAAAAGCTACCGTCCTATTAAGAGTGTAAATATTATTCGCTACCAGTTCATTTATGTACAATTGAAATAGATCGGGAGCAATATAATAAGAGTAATTATGTGTAAGATGTTTTGTGAGCTTTACTTCTCTTAAGACTCTTAATTCAGAATACCCGGAAGCAGCACCTATAATTCTGAAATACGTCGCCCTGTTATCAGGATAACCGAAAGACTCTGGCATATAAAATACATCCTCAGTTGTTAAATATGTTTCAGATCGAACATATTTCTTTCCATTCGCGGTATCAAGTTCTACTTCAAATTGAACCAAGTTACCCGAAGAGGTAGGAGCAGCTTTTAAAAACCATTTCGGGGAAAATCCTTTAAATAGTTTTTGTGTAATATTCGCAGCCATTAACCGGTTATTATATTTAAAGAGCGTATTTGAATAGTTAATATGGGAAGTATAATTATCAACTGGCATCGCCTCAAGAGCGGTTAAGGTTCTCAGGTCTACGAATTGATTTAAGAATTCGCTGTAAGATAAGATAAAGTTAAAATTTCCATAAATTCCTGTAGTATTCGGAATGTAATGTAATATTCTACCGTTTAAGAATGTCCCGGCATTGATTGGTTCTCCTGCATATACGTATTTGCTTAAATCAGCTATCGCAATAGATTGTACTTTGTAGAAAGCAGAAAACTCATTCAGAGTTTTTATGTACCCTCCCTGTTGAACATATGTTGTATGATTTGAGAAGTCAAATCGTGGGACCGGGTTTGAAATAAAAATATCCAGGTGGGTAATTAACTTATCGTATTTTGTAAGAAGATCGGTAATTTTTGTTGCTTCGGCAGATGGGATATACATTCCTATTGTTTGGAATTCGAACCCGGAAACATCTACTTCGTTGGCTATAATCTTGCCAAAGGTACTTAAATTAACCGTTTCTTCACCTACATATATAAGTTGAGGAAATGAATACTTGATATAGGACCCGTCGAACATTTTTAGGGCAAAGGTTACAAAAACAAATCCTTCCATATACCCTCTTGAATTCGCAAAGCTTTTATCCTTAAGATACACTCCTTCTACGATAGTATATTTTTCCTCCAAAGTAGAACCTGCAGAAACATCTATTTTTGAAGATTCACCGCCTTGGGTGTTGTTTAAAATAAAAAGCCCTTCTTCTTCATCCCAAAGACAATTCCCATCTAATACTGTAGCGTAAGCTTCTGTTTCAACCTCAGAAGCTTTACCCGAAGGTATTGAAGACAAAACAACAGCACCATAAGAGTTAGTTCCGGAATTATATTCTATGTAGTAAACAAAGATATTCGGATGAGAAGGCTCAAAAACAGTGTTAACAAAATATACCCTATTCGGATAAGCGGCCAGTTGAAAAAATTTCCACCTCACCGGGACCGTTACATCCGTTTGAAACGAGATAATTTGCTCTGTAGTTGAGGTGTAGTAATGAAGGTTAATATCAAAAAGATTTGCTCCTTTGTCAATTACATTAACGCCAATCATATTTGCCTGTGTAGACCCGGAAACGGTAACTAAGTGAGAAAATTTCCATCTATATTTTTGCCTTTGAACAAAAAAACGAAGATCCATCACTTCGAAGTCAAAATCTACGAAAGCAGCATATGTTAAAGATGAACGATCAAATAAAGAATAAAGTGTTTTAACCCCTGTTGAGGTATTGGCGTATATCACAAGAACATTACCTACTGATTCAAACTTAACCGAAGTAGCCGATAATGTACCTATTTCAGTTTCAGTAGTCCCGGAGAGATAAACTTTACCTTCTGTTAAACTCCACCCGATCCAATTTTTAATCGTGTCCATGGTGTGAATGAATTCTTCATCGTATACGCGAGCATGAGTTTTTTTAAGAACTTTAGGCTTTGATTCCCTCCATGCGTTATCTTTCATCCGCATATTAATAATCTCTAAACAGGAAATATTTTCACCCCTGGTTACTTCTGAATTTCTGTTTATTCCTGCGATATTAAGTGCTTTTCTTTCCATTTATTTTGTTTTTTATAATCATTTCAATTACTGTCGAAAGAATTTTCTTTTCAGAAGAAGGGGAACCAGGTTCCGGGGAAACATCTTCTATTGCTTTTAATGCTGTAGCTAAATCTTTAAGATGAGTAACGGCAGCAAATGGTACAAGTTCTTTTATTCTTTTAATAATCATAAGCTTTACCTCATCGCATTCTTGTAAAAATGTGGAAGCGTCCCCTATTTCATCTACCTGAAATATTTTCTCCCTAAAATCTATGGTTGCAAGCCTCATTTCTTTTTGTCTCGCTTCAACATCTGCCCCTAATAATATAACCGGACTCTTTAAACCATTTTTTAGCAGAGTTTATAGAAATTCCATATTTTCTTGATACCTGCAAATAAGTTGATCCATTAATTATCTCCTTAATAATTTTCAACTTAGTGTCTTCTGCGTAGCTTTTCTTCATAGAATGATAGTTTTATCCAAAACTACCCTATTTAACACCAAAAAAGCCAAATAAAAGTACATTTAAGAGGCTTAATTATACCTATTTATGTCAAATTTACGTAATTAAATAAAATTAACATGGTACCATTAATAGGCGGTTTAATGACATTGGGTTCTTTGGTAGGTAGCGCATTTGGCTTAGGTCAGAGTGCTAAGTTAAACAGACAAAGACAAGAACGAATCAATAAACGTCGAACAATGAACGACGCTTATTTCAATAAAGAGTACTACGCTAATATGTCGGACCGTGCCCCGGTAAAATCCACAATGCAACTTATTCAAGATCGAATAAAACAACAGCAAGCACAAAACGCAAGTAAAGCAGCTATTACCGGAGCAACTGACGAAAGTCAACTTGCTGCAAGTGAAGGTCAGGCTCAGGCATACGATCAAACATTAAAAGGATTGGCCGAACAGGAAACAGCTATTAAAGAAAATGCTCTTAGTCGTAAAGCTTCTCAAGATGCTCAACTTGAAAACGACCAAGCTCAACTTGACCAGGATAAAGCAGAATCAACACAGAATTTAATTAATAACGCGGTAAGTTTAGGGACAAGTGTTGCCGGAGCGGACTTCTCAGGAATTGAAAAGGGACTTCTTAAGAAAAAACCGGATATTGCAGGAGCAGGAAATATCTTTAAAAAATAAGCCATGCCAGAAATACAGGAACAGGTAACCGAACCATTTAAGGACGAGATTGACTCAGTAATTACTTATACTGATCCTTACACTAAGAAACCGTTCTACTTAGTAAAGGGATCGGAGAAGAATATTAATGATCCAAAGACTTTTTTGGTTGATACGGACGATTCCGGGAATCCTGTATTTGGAACATACGAGAAGCCAGAAGGGAAAAACGTTTGGAGTATGGATTATGTAAAACAGAAGGTAAGAAATTACACCGATAAGCCTTCGAAGATATTCCATGTAAACAAGAATCTTGAACAGTTAAGTTTAGGTACTAATCCCTACCAGAAACGAAAATACCTGCAGGATTATACCGACGATGTGTTTACTAATTCGAATCTTAACGACGCACTGAGAGCAAAAATGACTCAGTATTCCATCGCTAAGACTCAACAGCAAAATGGCGAAGACTATATTAATAAGCTGAAAAATGGATAAGATAAAAGAAAAATATAACATTCCTCCAAGCAGTAATCCTCAAGAAATCGCTCAAGTGCAGGAAGAGACAGAACCGGTTACCCAAAGTCCTTATGGAGCTGTTGATTTTTTGGTTAAAAAGAATCAAAAAGAACAAGACGACGCTTATTATGAAGAGCAAAAAAGACTCGAAAAACAAAAACGTCTCAATGCGCTTACAGATACATTCAGACTTCTTATAGATACTGTAGGATATAGTAAAGGTGGAAGCGTTCAACGCCGTGAACCGAATACACAAATTGACCGTTCACTGGAAAATGTAAGACAATCTGTTTTAGCTAATAGAGAACGGGCCGGACAGCCTAATTTAAACCTGGCACTGCAAAAAGCAAAAGAAACCGAAGCTCTAAACAGGTATAATATTCAACGTAAAAACACTTTGGATGATTATAAAGAAAAATTAGCATCCGCCGATGAATATAAAAGAGGAATCTTACAACAACAACTCGACGATTCTTTAGCAGAAATTGAAGCCCGAAAGCAATCCGACCTTGAAAAGATAGGCATAACCCAAAAAGGTCAGTATAAACGCGCCATGGACACGCAGTCTCAAATTAATAAGAGATTTGACAAGAACCTTCAATATAAAGAACAAAATAAACCCAGGTCCTCAGCAAAAGAAACAGGACTTTATGAACTTACTTCGGAAGATGGATCCCCGATAGCAAAATTAAACGAAGGTGGTCTCGATCGGATGGCTTCTGAAATTATTAAGTCTCCAAATCTTGCCCAGGAATACGATGTTATTGTTAACAGGTATGGTGATGGACTCGATAAACAGAATGCAAAGAAAGCTTTCGTTCAAAAATATTGGAGATCATCACCTCAACTTCAACAATTGGGAATGAGTTTAAATAGGAGCAGTTCACTTCAAACAACTCCGGTTAATACTGTTGACTTGAGCTCTTTAGAAACAAAATTAGGCACTGATCTTGACATTATCGATAACGAATATACGAATATTGAAAGTCAAACTTTGGTAAACGGCCAAATAGATTATACTGCTCGATTTAATAAACTTTATAATCTACTTATGGCATCAAAAAAACTTTCTCCCCAGGAAGCCGAAGATTACGCAAACGAAATAGTTTATAACGAGTAATTATGGGAAGCATTAAGGACAGAATTAAAAAGACTCAACCAAGTACAGGAATAGACACTAATTTGGTTAATGAATACGCAAAATTGTTTGAGAAGCCTAAAGAAATGCCATTTCCAACCGGCGGATTAACAGACACTCAACAAGGTAATTTTGCACCTTATAATTTCCCGGCCAGTGAAGAGTATAGAACTTCTCCTGCTACTCCCCAAGAAACCAAAGAAACCGTTCAAGGAGCAGAAAAAATGGCTCAGCGTGTAGCTGAAGTTCCTCCTTTGCAAACTCCAAAGATTGAAGTTAAAGCTAAACCTATTGAGGAAGTTTTTCAAGGAGCCCAGGAAAAGATTATTGCCGACAAAGAAAAAAGAGAACAGGATATTCAAACCGAATCTTTTGTCGATAAGAGTTTAAGCGATATCGATGCTCAAATTGAGTCTACTTTAAAGAAATACCCCCGTGCTATTCAGCCAATGTTACCCGGAAGCGGAGCTCAGATGCAAATGAATATCCGTTCTGCTGATGAAATGGATGCAGAAAATAAGGTTCGTAAACTTAATCAGGCCAGAAAGATATTCGAAGACTTCAAAGACTATAAAAACAATCCCTCTACATTTTGGCAGGGACTCAAACAGTCTGATTGGTACAATGTATTAACCGGTGGATTGCAAAGTTTGGCTGAAACCGCTAATCTTAAAGTAATAGCCGATAAATCAGCGAACAATCAACCGCTTTCAGAAGAGGAACAGTCAGTTCTTAACGCAACTGCTTTACTAAATAAGTTAAAAAGTGAAAAAGAATCTTCTTTGGGTTACGATGTTGCCCAGACAGTTGTTAATATGATTCCTTTTATTACCCAAATAGGTTTAACCGGAGGTGTAGGAAATGTAGTGGCAGGAGGAAGAGAGCTTTTAAAACAAGGTATGAAGCAATATCTTAAAAAATTACCTTCATCGCTTTTAAAATACTCTATGTCTACTGCTCCAAAAACTTTGGCAATGCCAATGCTTTATCAAGATTTAGCGAGAAGACAAACCGGACAAATTCAAATGGGTGATCAGGGTGCTTATGCTTTACCGGCAGAAAAATCATTACCCGAAGCGTTTATACGTTCATATCTTAGCACATACATTGAAAGGGGATCAGAAGGAATTGGAAGCATTTTTGATGACCTGGGTTCAGTAGGAATAAACTATATCAGTAAAAAACTTGGAAAAACATTGCTTTTTGATAACCGGGCGATAAATTTTGCCAATGATTTCAGAAAGAACATAGGATTAAACTCTGTACCGGGTGAAATGTCGGAAGAATTCTTTGCCGGACTCACTCAACCTTTAGTAGACGATGAGCAGAAATTTTCAGACACATTCAATCAACGAACTATTGCAGAAATATTTCTTTCTTCCTTGATCCCTTCTTCCTTAATGAAGGTAGTAGAATCTGGTGGAAATTATGTTACCATTACCCGGCCATATAAAAAGGCTGAACAAAACCTTTCAATCTTCGGTGAGGATGCTCAATATATATTAGACGCAAATTCGCCCGATAATTTCAACGAAAGAATGATCGCAAACGGAGCAGTAACACAATTGGCAGATACACCCGAAAAGAGGGCTGCAATGCTTGATTATTTCAATCGTAAAGTGCAGTACGACATCTTAAAAGAATCACTCACTGAAGATGCCAGGGAGAAAGTTGAACCGATGATCAACAAAGAAACTGGTCAAATTCATCCAGTAACAACGGTAAATGATTCACAAGTATTTATAACAAATTCACAAGACGGATTTGCTTCGGTATTTAATCCGGAGACCAATCAAATAGATTTAATCTCAGCCGATAAAATAAGCGATGATGTACCGGACCTTGTTGATCCTGAAAAATTGATTCAAAATAATGTTAATACACTTTTGAATTCCCAGGATATTATCGGAACGCCAATTAATTTACAAGGCAAAGAATACATTATTGATCAGGTAAACGGAGAAATGACTTCTTTATTTCCTTCCGACGGAATAGGGGAAGCTATTGAACTTCCTTTAGCCGATGTGATGAGTTTACAAAATCCACAGGAACCTTTAGGAGAGACTGCACAACCAACAGAGGTACAACAGGCAGAAAATATTCAACAACCTGTAGAACAAATTAACCCACAAGTACCGGTTAATACTCCACAAACTTGGGAAATCGGGAATAAAACATTTTCTCTTCAACCACAAGAAGACGGATCATTCATAATACCTTTCGAAGATGGAAAAGACAATACAAAAATTATCGAAAAGGAAATTGATGAGGCAAACTTTGAGATTATACCTATTACAGAAGAAGTCGCAATCCCAAACGCACCAACTTTCGCTAAAAAGAAAACTCAAACAGTCATTAAAGGAGTTAGAGTTATACCCAAACAATTAATACCTACACAAAATGAAAACCAAACCGAAACCCAAGCCGACCAAATCGGGCAAGAAGGGATGTTAACACAGGGCCAGGTTCCAAACGCGGAGCCTGGTACTATTAGGAAATTAATTGATGAACAAAAAAATATAAAAAATGCCGAAACAATACGAAGCGATCAAGGAAGCGCAACTGAAGAAGGGAGTACCGTTGGAACTGGCGAAGAAACACGCGGCAATGATATTCAATTCGATCAGAAAACCTGGCCAAAAACCAGTAACCAGGTACGAAAAACACCCATAGGTGTAGCAAGAGAAATTCTTCCCTTATTACAGATTCAACCGGAAACATTTGAACAGGGACTTTTGCAGTATTTCTTATCAGGTGGAAGAATAAATCGTGAACAGTTTAAAAAGTATTCGGGACTTACAAATAATAAGGACCTTATTTACTTTTTTAGCATCCTTAAAAACGAAGGTCAACCAATTGATACAATTAATGAGGTTGTTGATACATTCGGAAAATTAACCGAATCAATGGATTTGATTAATGAAGTTGTAAGTATCATTACAAGCAATCCCGGTAAAAGAGCAATGGGAGAAAGATTAAAATTTTTGTTTAATACTGATTTTGATCTCAATCCTTTTATTGAAGAAGCAGAAGCAGAGCAGCAAGCGATAAATGACTTTGCAGAAACAAATGAACTACCAGACTCATTTGCTGAAACCGATGCAATGCCAGATGAATTTTGGATGAATTTATCCCAAGAATCAGAAGAAGATGTACAAAAAATATTTGGAACTAAAACCCAAGAATATGGACAAGAAAATATCCCCCAGGGACAGGTACAAAATAACGCTGTTGAAACTCCAAGCAGCGAAGAAGTTGGACGAACAGAAGAAAAAGTAGCTGAAATCGCCGCAGAAGAAGCCAAAGTAAACACAGAACCAACAGAGGCACAAAAGGAAGCGGGCAATTACCAGAAAGGACACGTATCTATTCAAGGATTAGATATTTCCATTGAGAATCCTAAAGGATCAATTCGCTCCGGGACCGACAGAAATGGTAATGACTGGCAAATTGAATTACAAAATACATACGGATATTTCCGGGGAACTGAAGGGAAAGACAAAGACCACGTCGATGTATTTTTAGGCAATAACCCTTTGAGTGAAAAAGTATGGGTAATTGACCAGGTTGAATCTGAAACAGGTAAATTTGATGAACATAAGGTTCTTATGGGTTTTGAATCGGAAGAAGAAGCCCGTAATGCTTATTTATCAAACTATCAACCCGGATGGAAAGGTTTAGGAGCGATTACCGAACTGCCAATGAATGAATTTAAGGATTGGTTATTTTCTGGTAAGGTTGAGAAGCCATTGGGTAAAATTGAAAAACCAGAAGAAGCGCAAAAAGAATCTGGTATTAGCGACATTTCACTAGTAGATGGTAAGTCATATGTTGATAAAGATGGTAATTTTAAAAGTATTGTTGTTAAAATAGTGCCAGATAAAATTGGTGGATATTTGACGCTTATTGATAAAAATGGTAAGCATGGAATAAGACCAATGTGGATTAATTCAAAAGATATTCTTGAAAATATTAATTCAGGGGAATGGATTGAAAAGCCAGAGGCACTTACAAAGAAACCTCAATTTGCCGGTTCGTTCTTAACTGAAAAGAAAAAACCTATCACTTTTCAGTATCTCGATGGAACTATAATCACCGGTCAGGTTATATCCGAAAAGGGTGGGAAAATGACTGTTCGTTCAAATGATGGCGTAAATTATCCGAACGTAACAGAAAATATGATTGTTGAACCGGAGGATATAAGATTTTCCATTGGTGAAAGTAAATACGAAAACCTTACCGATCTTCAAAAGCAAAAAGTAGAACAAAGAACCAAAGAGTTAACTTCAAAAATAAACTCGCTTTCTAAAGAAGTCGGAGCGGCAAAACGTGAATTACAGGCAAAGAAAAACGAATTATCAAACCGGATAGTTTCTCAGGGTGATTTATTCGGTGCTCCTGCTCAAAAAATAGTTGAACAGAGTTTATTTGATGTAAAGCAAGATACTTCTCAGGAGACTATTAATAAAGCTTTAGAACCTATACAGGCTAATTTGAATAATAAATCTGTTGAATTGCAGAATCTTATTACTAAAAGGGATGAGTTAGTGGATGATATTATTAAAGTTGAAAAAGCACAGGGAGAATTAAGATTATCGATTGATCAAAAAACTCCTATTGTTGAAGAAATTTATAATGATCAATTAAAAATAAATGGAGAGTGGTTTAATAAATCTATTTTAAAAAATACATATGAAATAGGGGACGTTGTGTCCGAGTTGATGCGCAAGCCTGTAGTGATAGAAAATGATAGACTTTATATAAATCCTATCTATATATCTGATGAAAAATGGGAGGAAATAAATAAAAGTCTTGAAATAGTTGGATTTACACCAAGAAAATACGAAGAATGGAAGAATAAATTTAATAAATGGGGAGCCGGAGAAATAACTAATCCTGATCATAAAAAGGCTTTTGAAAAGGCATTTAAAAAAGAGTTAAATATTAAGCCTATTGATAAAACCGAAAGAAATAAAGTCTTAATTAAAGCTGCAAAAAAGTATTTTGGTACTACTAATAATTTTAAAGAATCAGGGTATTTAACTACTGATGGTAAATTATTAGATTTTTCTGGAAGACATGAAGGGAATACGATAAATGGCGTAAGATATGTAGACCACAGAGAAATTCAATCAGTAGAATCAAAGGTAGGCAGCACAGATATGATTGATTTTATGTCTATGGGTAATATTCGTATGGAATCTGAAAGTGATGGATTTGAAATTACAAAACCACCTACGCCAGAACAGGTTAAAATTTTAAAACAGTATATTTCACAAACAAAACAAGGTGTTCTCGTTGATTTTTCAGAACCAGGACAATATAATACTATTTTTAGTGTTGAATATCCTTCAAGTATAAAACCGGAACGAGTTATTAATGATATAAATAATTATTATAACAATGGAGTTAAACCGGTAATTGGAGGTGGAATAAGATTTTCATTACCAAATAATGAAGTATTTTATATCAATTCTGAAAAAGCTTTAAATAATATCCAACAATCCAAAGGAACGGCCGAACAATTTAAAGCTATGCTTTTAAAAAATGGAGCCAAACAGGACGAACTCGACTGGATGGGATGGGATGAATTCGCCAAAGATAAAAAATTATTAACCAAGGACGAAATTCAAAATTGGATTGATGAGAATAAGGTGGAAGTTAAAGAAATAGTGAGAGGTGATTATCAAGAACCTAAAAAATATAAACAATTAGATGAAATGCCTGACGATGTAAGGGATTTAGTTTCAAGGCAAATTGAAAAACCATATCCTGAATTTGAAAATGATATAGAAAAATTGGGCTATACGGCAAATTATGAGGATGGGATTATAAAATCAATATCTAAAGAAGGCGATAATATTCAATTAAATAATACTAAATATTCCCAATATACCATACCCGGAGGTAAAAATTATAAAGAGGTGTTGTTAACACTGCCTGTAAAATTAACTCCTGATGAAATAGAATTACGAGCTCTAAATAAGAAGTCTTTTAGTTCAATACCTATGACAGATGAAGAGGTTAGACGTGGTTCTGAATTACAAGCTAAAATAAAGGATAGTTTAAAAGAAAAATTAGTTGACAAATCCTTTAAATCCTCTCATTTCGACGAACCCAATATCGCTGTTCATATCCGCATGAATGAGTTTACTACTAAAGATGGTAAACGTGCGCTAAATATTGAAGAAATTCAGAGTGATTGGGCGCAGAAAGGTAAAAAGGAGGGATTTGGTATTGATAAAGAAAAACAACAGGCAAATATTAATTTTAAAAATTATACAAAGTCTCTTCGTGAAAAATATAATAAAAATTCACTTGTAGAAATTGAACAAAATAAACTCTGGTCTCAAGAAGAAATAAGTGAATATAATAGATTAAAGGATTTAACAAAAGGTAATTATGGATATGATTCATCTGTCCCAAATATGCCCTTCAAAAAAACCGACCAATGGGCAGGACTTGGAATGAAATGGGCCTTGCGATATGCTGCCGAAAATGGGTTCGATGTTGTTACGTGGACTACCGGAGAAACGCAGTCTGAAAGGTACGATTTGAGTAAACAAATAAGTTTAGTTGAATATTATCCGCATAACAATGTACTTGTTGCAGAAGATACGAACGGAATGGTGGCTATTGATGAAAGAGTTTCAGAGGATAAAATAGAAGATTATATCGGCAAAGATGCTACAAAAAAATTATTAACATCTGAACTAACAATAACAAAATCTGGTAATAAGAAATATACTATAAGTGGCGAAAATTTAAAGATTGACAGTGAAGGTATGAAAGGTTTCTATGATCAAATTCTTCCCGCTTGGGCTAATAAGTATGTTAAAAAATGGGGTGCAAAAGTTGGCCAAACACAAATTGAAAGTGAAGGTAATTCTGTAGATGTACATTTAATTAAATTAACTCCTGAAATGAAAGAAAGCGTTTTAGGAGGTCAGCCGATGTTTAAAATAGGAGATGAATCATCTGTAAACTCCAAACAACAACTTCAATCGTTTTATGACGAATTAAATGCCGGAGCTCCTATTAAAGTAGTTTCAAATGTTGATGAGATTATAACAGATTATAAAGAGTCTGGCGGAACAAGTGGGTTTATCATATTTGAACTTCAGCAATTAAAAGGATTAAACGGTGTTTTTATTGAAGGGGTTGATAAGATTTATGTTACTGAGAAAGTATATCTTAAGGAGACTTTATGGATTCATGAAAATGGTATTCATTTTGGAGTTCGTTTAACCCTTCCGGAAAGAAAAACAAGTAGAAAGTTTTTTAACGAATTGTTTGATTTATTAGGAGAAAATAAAGTAAGGTTTGCAATGCCTTTTTATTATGCAAATCTTCAACCATACGAAAGATCGGAAGAGTATCTCGCTTATAAAGCTGAGCAAAACTTTAATGAAGGGAAAATAGATATTGATAATTATTTCGAATCGGAAGAAGATATTCTTAATCTTATGGACCAAGAAACTATTACCGATGAACAAATAGATAAATTAATTAATACATTTGTACGTAATTCATTTAATTATGATACCAGTAGAAATATTACTAACAGACCCCAAGACAGGGGAAATAGCACGAGTACACGTGAGTCTTTCGGACGAAAATTACGACCAATATACCGACCTTCTCAAGAAGGGAATGTCCCAATCGGAAGCTTACAAGGAAGTAACAAAAGATTTGCCGGAGAACTCATAAAAAGACCTCAGACTGAATCACCGCAGTTTAAAAATTGGTTTGGCCAGTCTAAAATTGTAGATGAAAAAGGCAAACCTCAAGTGTATTACCATGCTACCGGAGAAAACTTCGACGTATTCAAACCAAATGATAAAGGCGTAATCTTCGCATCACCGGATAAGAATTGGGTACAAGGTGGATTTATGCCATTAGATAAAGAGCAAAGTACTTCCGGTTCCGTTATGCCTGTTTATATAAAAGCTGAGAATCCTTTCGACTACCGGAACCCTGAACACCTTTCTAATTTACTTGAAAACCTTGACGTAAGGGAATCGATTCAAGAACATATTCGCAACGGCCGACCAATGGGAATTGAAAAACCCGTGGTTATCGAAAAGATTAAAGAGCTTGGATATGATTCTTTGTATGTAACCGAAGAAGGAATTACCAATATTGGAGTATTTGAACCTACACAAGTTAAAAGTTCATTAGGAAATAAAGGGGCTTTTGACAAGGGAAATCCAAATGTTTTGTTTTCTTTGGATGAAAAAAAAATGAATACAAATAGTTATACCGATGAATATTTTGTTGACAAGGATTACAAACCAATAAAAGGGTCTTTATTTTTAAGGTTTACGGACGATTCAAAAAGTGATATTGTTCATAAATATTCCAGGTGGTACGAAAATGATTTAACTGAAAATGAGGCAAAAAACCAAGGGTACTTAAAAGATGAATTTGGTTATTATAAATTACATACTGGATTATCTGGACATCAATTAAAGTCTGAAAACTTAAATGACGCTATAAGTGAAGCTAAGTCGTTAAGGGGTACATTTAAAAATATAAATTCAGATAATTGGTCAATATTTGAATCTAACGATGAAGATTTTTCGATTAAACAAGATACGCCAGAAGGTAATACATTTTCTGCATTTAAAGTTTTATTTGATAGGAAATTCAACAATCCTGACATAAGAGCTTCATTGCCAACAAAAACTTTAAATTTTAATAGAGGAATATATTATACAGAAAATTCAGAAGGAAATGAAATCCCATACACAGGGATTGCGTTTGAAATTAGAATCGACTACGATGATAATAATGGAGACCCTATTTTTAAACAAGTTATAATTGACCCAACAGAAGCTGAAAATGAACTCCAATCTGAAATGAAAGGATTTAATAATTTTCAATCTAAATATACAAATCATTACGGTGTTATAGAAAGATTAAAAATTGAAGACGGGGAAATAGTAGACTCAATACCGATGGATAGTTTTGATTTAGGAACCAGGGAAACTTCATCTGAAAATTTAGATTATGAAGTTAGGAATTGGTTAAATTCAGAATATGGAAGAGATAAATATTCTTCATATGATAACATTATTTTAGGAGAAGATAAAAATGAAAAAGATATTACACTTCAAATTCGTGTTAAAGATCATTCAGAAAATCCAAGAAATAAAGGAGTATATTCATTAGCAGATTATTATTTATCAATTGTTATAGCAAATAAAAATGAGACTGCCGAAAGGTTTAATTCCTCAACAGAATTATATTTTACAGGAGATAACAATTTAGAAGACGTTAAGGAAGAAGTTTCAAATTATATTCAAAATATAATTAATGACTCAAATATTGTAAAGCTCGATACAAAAATTAAGAATGCAGGATATGAACTTGAAAATATAAGATTCTCAATATCTGAACCACCCGCAATCATCCCGCCGATTCCCCCAAAAAAACAATTTGCCGGTAGTTTTCTTATTCCAAAAGGGAAGTTTAAACCATTGACAAGGTTTGAAAAGTTTCAGGAAGCTTTACAAGATCGTATGTTAAGAGTTAAAAAACTTCAAGAAGATTTAAAAGTTACCAATACGACGGATATTTATAAAACTGAAAATCTTTCTTCGTCCCGGGCAAACGCTTCTATTGATAAATTTAACGACGATTTATTTACTCCAATCATTAATACTTTTGGAGAGTTTGATAAATTAGGTAAGGATGCTGAATCCGTTCAACTGTACCTTAAAGCCAAACATGCCATTGAAAGAAATAAATGGATGCGTGAACAGAGCGGTGTCGAAAAGGTTTTTGCTGGCCTTTCTGATGAAGAAGCTCAAAAAATAATCGATGAATTTGAATTGAGTGTTCCGGAAGAAAAAATAAACACCCTTTGGAAGCAAATAAATAAAGCCACTGATTTTACATTAAATAAATATGTAGAATATGGTTTTATGACAAAAGAAACCCGGGAAGAAATTAAAGCTAGAAATTGGGATCATTATGTACCTCTCCGTGGTTGGGAGTTAACCGAAGAAGAAAAGGAGCTCGATCAACGTTATAATTCTCCTACCGGTGCCGGTTCGTTAAATCCTATTAAGAAAGCAAAAGGAAGGGAAACGGAGTCAGACGATCCACTTCCTTATATTGCTTCAATGGCACATTCAATTGTAGCCATGGGAGAAAAAAACAGGGTAAAACAATCTGCTGTTAAACTCGTTATGAATAATAAGGACCGGGACGATCTTTTTTATATGAAAAAAGTGTACCGTGTTCAAGCAGGTGTTGATGAAACTGGAAAGCCTTTTTATGAAGAAGTATTTGACCCAGAAGAAAACGCCATCCCGGTTACGAATAAAATGCACGAGTATAAAAAAGAACGTTCGAAATGGAAACAACACGAAGTTGAAGCTTATATCAATGGTAATAAGTATGTAGCTGTTTTTGCTGATCCAACCGTAGCCCAGGCGATAAATTATGAAAATCAATTTCAGCCGGAAGTTACCAGAGCTTTTCAACAAACTATCGGTAAAGTAACCCGTTGGTTATCTTCGAACTTCACCGCAAAGAACCCGGCTTTTATCCCTGTGAATGGAATTAGAGATATTGCTTATGCATCTATTGCAATGGACACAAAACATGGTTTAAGTCCTGTTAAGTACATACAATACATAAATGAATCAAAGAATACTATCTTACGGTACTTCTCAAAAAAAACAACCAAGGACCCAAGACAAAAACAACTTGATGAGTATTACAAAGAATTCAAGGAATGGGGAGGCGAAACCGGGTACGTTCATTTATTTGAAATCGATGACTTAAAAAAGCAGATTGATCGCCAATTAAGAATCTTAAATAATACTGGAACGCGCGCTCAAAAGGCTTATGATTTTGTCAACCAAGCAAAATATATTCAAGCTGCCGGTAAGTTACTCGAAAGAATGGCTATCCTCTCTGAAAACATGAGTAGGTTTGCTACTTATTCAGCCATGAGAGATCAGGGCAAAACTCCAATGGATTCAGCTTACGCGGCCAAAGAAATTACTGTTAATTTCAACCGTAAAGGAACGATGACAGGAGCCTTAGGTTCAATTTACGCTTTCTTTAACGCTTCAATCCAGGGTGGAGCCAATGCGTTAGGAATAGCTAAAGAGCATAAAGGTAAATTTATTGCCGTTAGCTCTTCATTTATGGCAATGGGTGTTCTTAATGCTATCCTTGCCTCTCTTTGGGATGACGACGATAAATATAAGAACATTAACGATTATATTAAACAAACAAATTTAATCATTCCTAAGGGATTAGGTTCAGATTCTTATATATCAATTCCTTTACCACAATTTTTCAGACAGTTTTTTGCTGCCGGGGTACTCGCAGTTCAGGCTATCGGAAAAGAAAAAACACCAGAACAGGCAGGTAGTGAAATATTGTCCAATGTTTTTGAAAGTATTTCTCCTGTTAATCCAGTAGGTTTTATAAATAAGAAAGGTCCAACCGGTGGATTAGATTTAGCGCGTCCATTTATTCCTACAATCGGAACTCCCGTACTTGACTTAATCATGAATGAAGATTTTGCAGGAAAAAGAATTGTTAATACTCCTTTTACGAGAGAACTTGAGGAAAATATGGCATCTTCTCAAAGATATACTCGCGGGACCAATCCTGTTTTGATAGAAATATTTGACAATATCTATAAACTTGGTGGCGGGGATATGATTACCAAGGAGAAGACTTATTATGATTTCGAAGATAAAGAGTTTAAAAAAGTTCCTTTGCTTTCTGATATTAATCCTTCATCGGTAGAGCATATTATAGAATACTATACTGGTGGCCGAGGTAAATTCTTTTCCGATCTCATAAAATTAACCGCTCAAATCGGAGAAGGAGCCCAAAAGACAATTCAAGGGAAAGAGTTTAAAGAAGTAATTGGAGACTTTAACGCCAATTCCGTTCCAATACTTAACAGGTTTCAAAGAACACTATATACCAATCCGGCCGGTGACAGGTTAAGAACTTTTTATAATGAAGGAGACGAACTCCAACGTTTTAAACGCCAGAGAGAGCAATATAAAAAAGCCGGTGAATATGAAAAGTATGGGCAAATGATGTCAGAACCTGAGTTTAATAAAAGAATAAACCTTTTTGAGTCTTTTAAAGGATCAGTAGACGATTTTAACGACCTGATAAAAAAGTCAGAAGATGAAAAGTTTACCAAGATGTTAAAAGAACAGAGAGACGAAATAATTAAAGAATACTTTAAAATAAAATCCAATGATACCAGCAACACAGATTAATTACGCGAAGATTAAAAAATCTTCAATGAAATTGGAGAAGAAAAAACCTGTTCAGATTAAAAGTTTTCAGACCAATAATGATAATCTGGACCTTTTACAGAGATGTTCAAGGTATTATGATTCTCTTTATGAATTCAGGAAGAAACGCCAAAGATGTAGGGATTATCACGCAGGGAAGCAGTGGAATGATTTAATCTATGTAAATACGCCATTACATAAAGGATGGATATCAGAAGAAGATTATATCAAACTGCAGGGCCGGGTACCATTAAAACAAAATCGTATCAGGGAGAAAGTAAAAAACCTTGTCGGCCAATGGAGAACCAACGATATAGAGTCAATGGTTTTAGCTCGCGCAAAAGAAAATACCGAAGCATCTGAAATGATGAGTAATGCCCTTCAGTACGTTTTGCAGTTTAACCGGATGGATGAACTCGATTCGCGTACTTTTGTTGAATTTGCGCTTTCCGGAATGGGTATTTGGAAATCATGTTTCAAGTGGATGAAAGAAAGAAATATGAGCGATGTATTTTCAGAGTCCCCCAACCCTTCCCGGATGTTTTTTAATTCAGATATCGAAGATTTCAGGTTAACTGATTTACGTCTTATAGGTCAGATTATTGATGCTTCAAAGAGTGAAATACTTGGGACGTTTGCTAAAAATCCAAGCGAAGCAGAACAAATAAAAGAAATATACGCCGGATGGTCTACCACAGAGGTAAATACACGCGGATTAAGTTCCACAAATATTGATAACCTTTCTTTTCTTGTCCCTTCTTTGGGTGAAAAATGGAGGTTATTTGAAATTTGGGAACTAAAAAGAATATGGAGAATGTATGTTTGGGATCCTATTGTAGGGAAAGAAGATATTTACGATCTCACAGAAGCTCAAATTAATGCCGCAAATGCTGAACGTAGGAGATTTGCCGAACAAAACGGAGTCGATGAAGAAACTATTCAAAACAAAGTACTGCTAAGGTATGAACAAAAGCTTGAACAAGTTTGGTATTATAAATTCCTTACCCCTTCCGGGCATTGTTTAGCTGAAGGAGAGTCACCTTATGAACATGAGGAGCATCCTTTCACTATCTTACTCGATCCGCTTATTGATGGTGAAATTTGGGGATTTGTTTACGACTTCTTGGATCAACAAAGATACATCAATAGGTTAACTATTCTTATGGACTGGATTATTCAAAGTTCAGCTAAGGGGGTTTTACTTGTTCCAAAATCGGCATTAGGAGACAATTCAGTAGAAGAATTTGCTCAGCAATGGGCGCAATTTGACGGCGTAATTGCATATGAAGCAAAACAAGGAGTTGCTCCGCCAGAACAAATTTCAGCCAATAGCACAAATATAGGCTTGCAAGATTTAATTGCTATGCAAATGAATTTTATGGATGGTGTTTCCGGGATTCATCCTGCACAACAAGGTATGCAAGCTCCTGCCGGAACCCCTGGGAACCGGTATGCAATGGAAGCTCAAAACGCATCTCTGAATACTGTGGATATTATGAAGAAATTTCTGGATGCAAAACAAGTCCGCGATTTGAAACTTATAAAGCTTATTCGTCAGTACTATCAAGAGGAAAGATGGCTTGCAATATCCGGAAGAAGTCAAATGAAACTATATGATCCTAAAAAAATAGGTAATATTGATTTCGAATATAAGGTTGCCCAGGGAAATAATACACCGGTATTCCGTCAGGCCCAAGAAGAATTGCTCGCTGAATTAAGAAGAGAAGGTTCAATAAGTATTAAAACATACTTAGAAACTTCTTCTACTACCTTTGCAGATAAACTTCTTGATGTGATAAATAAAGAGGAGCAGAATCAAATCGACCCTAATTTAATGGCACAAGTTCAAGCTGGTACCACACCACAAAAACAAAATATACTTAGCCAAGCAATTGGAAAAGTGGTGTAAAATATTTAATTTTACACTTTAGTTATTAACTAATAAATAAAAAAAATGAGCACAGTACGCGCAAAATTTAATGTAGCCGAAATTACTAAATATGGTAATAATGGCGGAGGTAAGGTAATATTACTGCCTGTAACTGGAAATTCCGAAGAAAACAAAGAGTTTTGGAAAATGACACCAAGCGGGAAACTTGAATTATGGATTGATAATCCTGATGCGATGGCCGCCTTTGATCTTGGAGAGTATTATCTGGATATTACAAAGGCTGAATAAAAAGATAATAAAAAATAAAATAAATAACCCGGGACATTAATTCCGGGTTATTTTTTCTGGTAAATTTTCCCAGTTTTTGATGAGTGATTTATGGAAAAGGAAATAGGTGTCTTTCTTCTGAAATTTAACGGAAGAAGCGTCTTTCTTGTTAATTACAGATTTTAAGCCTTTATAAAAACTTACAAGCTTGATATCTTGAGATATAACCATGAGGCAAATATACAAAAGTTTTACAAATAACAAAACCGGGCAATTTTGTCACCCGGTTTCTTTTACTCTTTCGAGCGGTTAGGCAGCAATCCTGGATTCCTGTTCAACCATTGAAATTGTTTTGCCGTTTAGGCTTGTAAGTTCTCTTCTAATCCTTAGCACCTGTCAAAACCAACACCCCCGTAAAAAGCTTTCCTCCCCTAGCTGGGCTGTGTACTCCGTTATAGACTGCACTTTTTCGGAAGCTTTAAACCGTACTAAAGCGACGGGTTAACTCCATAAAAAGAAAATAAGCCTGAACGCGAAATCTAACTTTTCAGGGATAGACAAAGACCGTTAAAATCTTCTTTACGCGTTCATTGTGGAGGTGGGCGGATTCGAACCGCCGTCCAAAATGTTATCTATTAGAGTCAATGAACTTAGTGTAAAAGTATAAAATTTTATTTCTTCTCAGAATAAAAATAATTTATTTTTTCAACAACGCTCTTCTCATTAAATGAATAAAACTCTTCTTCACATTGACTACATTTAGCTACTACGCCTTCATTAGTCTTTTTTCTTTTATGAATGTGCTTATAAAATATAAATTTAGCACCACATTTACATAATGGAGCGTTTTCTATATTTATCTCATGTGAGACTGTCGGAATGTTACAGATAAATATTCCCATGGCTATTCAAAATTCCAGTATGTTTTACCATTAATTTGTACTCCAAATGCAAAATATATTCCAATTGAAGGAGTCTTGTCGTTAAGATTATTAATTATCGTAGGAGTAGTCTTAATAAGTTTTACATACCTACAAATAGTCCAATTTTTAAAGAAGTACACAAGAAGTTTTTGCCACCAATAAAAATGAATATTTATCTGATTTTCTATGTATTCATTTTCACTAATTACAATATTATTTATAATATCCAAAGGGGATATACTTGGCTCCATGGTTGGAATTAAGTCTAAAATACTATTTGTTTTCATAATATTCTCTTTTATTCCAAAGTTCAAGTGCCTTTGCATTATCTAAAGTTTCTAACCTCTGACCCTCTTTTACCACAGCAGGGCCACGACAACCACAATTATTACAAAGTACATATACATTTCGGGTGTTAAAATCAGATCGGTATTCTCCGGTTACTTTAACATCAAAGGATTGGCAGAAAGGACAGTTTTTCATAGTTTTCTTTTTTTATACGTATTTAAAACTGCACTTGCACCAGGATATTCTTTAGGAAAAGAAGCTTCTATTATATCCTTTACAGATTGACCTTTTTCATTTTTATATTCTTCTTGTTTCTGTTTATTATTAAATAGCACCCCGCTTAGTTTAATAATATAAACCAAACATAAAATTGCAAAAAGAATCCAAGTGATAAGTTGTACTATTTCTAACAGAATCATTGTTTTCATGTTAATTAATTTCATAGCTATTGAGTTTTAATTTCACATCTTGACAGGTCAATATTTAAAGACTTTAAATAGTCCTCTCCTTCTTTTGAAGTAAGAAGTATAACACCGTTAAGTAAGTTGACAAATTCTTGCGCTCCTATGTTTTCGCAGAAATGTTTTATTCCATAAGGGCCTATTTGAAAAATTCTTTTTCTGGGTAATTCTGGCATATTTAAAGATTTTGCCCATTTAATAAAATCATCAATCGTAATATTTACCATTTTTTCAATCTCCTTTTATGATTAACTACTCTTGATTTCAATAGCGAAGTTAAGTGATATTTACCACATACTTCACACTTATAAACCCTTTTTGGTTTTTTACAGGCACGGTGCCTATTTTTTGATCGACCAAGCTTTGAGGCAAGATTTACTACCTTAATAGCTTCGTAATAAGAATCAAAGGATATTTTGTCGCACATGATTAAAAATCTCCATCAGCTACTTGTAAACACGTAAACCCAAGTTCTCTCCATTTTTTAACCATTGAATTACGGTCTTCAAGTATAAAGGCTACATTATCCGGGGTAAAATGAGCTTCGGCTAAAAGTTCTGGTTTAACTTCTGTGTCGTGCCTATGATCATCATTCTTTCTCATTAAAATATGTATATGAGAATGAGATAAACCTTGTTGGAATAACCAAGTACTTGTGTCTAAAAGCGTACTCTCTCTTCTTCCTGTACAATAAATTACAAAGTATCTACCTGAATTTAATAAAGCTTTAACCAGGTCTATAATATCTGAAATAGGTTCATCTTTATAACACTCTTTATAAAAAGAATCCCAATCTTTTGGTTCTTTTTTTAAGAATTCCAAACGATCTCCTATTTTTGACAGTGTCCCGTCAATATCTACTACTACAATGTTTTTCATAGTCTTAATTAATTATATAGGTTTTTTTAAAAAATCTCCTTGCTTCTTTACTATTCATACCTAAACTTGCCATAAAATGTTTTAAATCAATCAGCGTTTGCTTTTTATCGCATTTATTTATAGGTATTTTTCCATCAATGCACCCATACGTTCCTAATTTTTCATGCGACTTTAAAAGATCAGACATTATAATATGCTTTGGGTTTGGATCTGGTTTATCTTTGCCAAATTCAGCCATGACAACTTTATTTACATCAGAAGAATGAGTAATTGTAATCATAGTCCAAACTTTTTAAATACCCCTTTGATTACATTCTCGTAGTTCGTCGCTTTAACTTCGGCGATAGTGTCCTGATTTAATCTTTCAGGAGTAGCGTACAGAGCAAGTTGTAAAAGATCATAAATATTGACTCTTTTTCTCACTATGACTTCGAATTCAGGATGTGAAGCTACAAAAAAATTACCCTTTTTGAACGGTTCTTCTAAAACGTAAAACCGTTTACCTTCACTAAGGAATCGTTTGTTTGCTTCTTTGATTTTTAAATACATTTTATTGTACTTACGGTTAAGTTTCATTTGGTCCGACATTTGACCAAACATTTTAAAGTAAAAAGTTTTGAGGTAGGTTAGCATAGCTTTTATTTTGATGGATTAATCACTTTAATTTTACCGGTAAGTTGTATAAGCATACCTTCTTCTTTTGTTTCAGTAGAAATTACCCCGGAGTCTTTAATCTTTTCAATTAAGCTCATGGTCAATTTGTTCACACACTTTCCATATTCTTCAGCGTACATAGTTTTTGATACTACTACAGAAGCGGAAATAATTTCAGGTTCTTGAATTTTAAGCCAGGCTTTGAGTTGTTTTTTAATGAGTTTTTTCATGGTAAAGTTATTTGGATTTTCTTATTTTTTCATTCAATTCATTATACTCATTTATCCATTCAGGATTTATATTTTCATGAGCTTCAAGATATCTTAAAAAGCATTGTTCAATTTCTTCTATTCTTTCACTTTCCCAAATTGATTTAGGTTTAATCCCGATAGGAGGTTTGTTTGTTTTGGCATAATCCCCATGGCTATACTTTCCTTCTTCTATTGACTCTTCTTTCTGATACCTTCCCATATGTTCTTTGAAAAGTTCGTAAGGGTCTTTTTCTTCTGGTTGAAGAATTAATTCAGGAGGAATTGATATAACTTTGAATTCGTCTGAAATTCCTATTACACCTTTACGTGTAATATATAAGCAGTCATTTATAAGAGAAATAGTGTAATTTTCTTCTGTTGTTTCCCAACAATCAGATGATTTCCCTTCTTTAATTCTCCTTGCGATTATTTCTTGTTTTTCTCCTTTAAATTCGATAATTGTTCCGAGAGGTAAAAGATTTTCGCAGGGTTGTTCTTCTGATTCCAATGGAAGTGTTTGCGTTCTACCGATTATTCCATTTAATTTATATTGCCAGCTCCAAAAAAAATAACTTACTAGTAATAATTTAAAATTTGTATGAAAAGGAATTTTGCTATTAAAATATTTTTTTTGTTCCTCTGGTTCAAAGGTATACGTCTTACCTACTTCATAATTTGTCTTCATAGTATATGTTTTTAAAATGTTGATTCGTTTGCAATTTTTCTACTTCCGTTATTGGAGTTTTCTTTAATTATATAAGGCATGGGCATTTCTTTTTCAGAAATCCATAATCCAATAGCTGTAGACATTAAAATATCGTCATGGGTACCATCTACAGCACCGTAACTCCCGTCTGGTTTTTCTTCATAAGAATCTGCTTCATTATAAAACCTTACGTCGGGATCAATAAAGGTCATCTCACGAAGTGCTGCATTCATTCCGTCGATTATCAATCCTTTGGTTTTTTTATTTGTATGGAAACCGTATTTAACCGGAATTCCTTCTTTTACCTTTTCCGGATCGGTCCTAGTATAAATATTTGGGTAATCATCTACAATGGTGTCTAATATTGTTAACGAGTGTTCCCCTAAAGTATCGTTTTTATTTCTGAGTGAGTTAAATTCAACAACAAAAAGTGCATTATTGTACCATTTGGCTAAACCTGCCCCCATCCATGCCGCTATGTCTTGGTCTATATTTAATCGCCATCTTGCTACAATTTCAGGGTAACCACCTTCAATTAACCAATACCTATCAAATACGGTCAAAACTGTTTTATCGGCAGTTTCTCCTCTTCCTCCAATATCCATAGACACTAAATACCTATGACCAACTTTTAATGAAGTATCTGGCATCGCCCATATAAATAAGTCCCCTTTTGGATCAGGAACAAAGTGTATCACATTTAAAGACTCTTTTCCAATCCTTGAATTAGCTTTTAATGTGCCTACATAAAATGGAGGTATAACATTTTTATTCTTATTCTGAATAACATATATCGGCTCAAACGCCCTGTGTCCTGTTGATTGAAAAGCTTCTTCAGGTGTAGTGGGAAATTCTGATTGCATCCGCCATTCTGAATAATTTTCATCAATGCGAAAATTCTTATAGTAATTTATTCCCTCTAAAGTTGCCCCAGCTTCCCATTGAAATTTATCATAGTCTGACATTGAATTAATGAACTTTTTATAATCTTCGATTTGTTTAGTATACCTCTCAGCAGTATACCATGGCATAAAAACAAATTTATACGCAGATTTCCCCTGCATAGACAAAAGGCATGTTTCGTGCCAATAATTACCTATACCTTTTGCAGTACTTTCTTTAAAAATCATTGTCATTGGAATAGAAGGAACGGAAGACACTAAGCCTTGAATTAAATCTTCCGGCTTAGCTAAAATAGTTGATTTCCAAAGGCCAAGCTCCGAAATGTGCAACATACTAAAGTCGAATGATCTCAAGTTATCTGGCTCTTCGTTTGATCCTACACCAATAATATTACCTCGTTCTTTGATGATTTTATTTTTTGATCCCTCGTAGGGTAATAGTGTTATTTGTCCAAGTTCAGAAGGGTAGTATTTAGAGAATCGATTAAACATACCTCGAATATTTTTTGCCTGAGCTTCTACCTGAGTGCATATAGCACTATGCCAATTGGGCATTAATCTTACTTGAATCCAAAACATATATGCCTGAAAAAGTGTTGAGCCTCCCAGTTGTCTTGATTTTAAATCATCTATTCGTATTGGAATTTGTGCCAATCTCTGTGCTTCAATCTCCTTAAGAAGCATTCTTTGTGAAAGATTAAGCTTAAATTGAATAATATTAGGAGATTCTTTGTCTTTTATGTAAAGAGATAAGAAGGCGTAATACTCAAAATCATGATCCAATCTTAATTCATGCAAGTAATTAAATATTTCAATCTTCCCTTTATCTGTTAATACCCCGGCATTTTTCAACATATTTTCCAATCCGGAAGATTCTAATTCAGAAACTACGGGATCAGAAAACATTGAAACGGGAAGATTTAATTCTACCCTCTCTTTGTTTAATTCTAAAAAAACAGGCTTCCTTTCAGTTAATGAACCCACTCCTGTTATTGGATCATATGGACAAAATAACCTGTTAAGCCTGAGCTTATTTTCAGATATGATTTCGTCTACATTCATTATCCGGGTGTGAGTTTTTTATGTACTTCCTGACAAGTTTCCTGATATACTTTGGAGACAGATTAACTTCGTTTGAGGTCTCTATGAAAAAAAAGTCAGGGTAAACAAATCCTTTTAATTTAGGATTGCTTTCATAGAATTCTTTTTGAATGTTGTAATATTTTTCAATGATAGACCGATGTCTTTTTTCTGAATAAAGTGCTGGTTTAGCCATGTTTATAGAATTAATTATTTATTCACCATATTTTAAAAGAAATTCAGGGTTTACGCTCTTAAATGAAACCCTATTTTTAACCAATTGGCAATGAAGTTCATTGTCTTCAATCTCAGTAAGCGGCCTAATAACTATACCTTCTCTTATAGTATCGCCTATTTTGCTTTGACCTTTACTTAATTCTACTAATTCTGGTATAGTGTTAGAAAGATTATAATGATATTGTAAAATAGGAACCGTTTTTTCACTTAATCTTTGACATATTTCAACCAAATCAACTATACTCCCATAAGCATATTTTTTAATAAAAAACACATTGAAAAAGTAAATATCCAATCCTTTTAAATGATACTTATTTCCTTGTACCCCTTCGCCTATTAACTCTCCCTGTAGAGCAATATTTTCATCACCAAACACTTTTTTAAACTTATTTTCCAAGTCGTGTTCTAAAACTGTTTTCCAAAACTTATCGGTTTCATCACGTTTTAAATCAATATTCCGGCTGCAAACTCCAAATTTTCCATTGATTTGATAAACAGTAATCGAACTACCGTCAAGTTTTTCGGTATAATAACATCCAATACCTTTATATTTATCGAGTAAAGGTTGTAATACCTGAACCCTCGTTTCATCAGTTTTTGGAATCAAAGAAGGAAAGCTTTTTTGCCCTGAATTTTTGCGGTAATAATCTCGTACAAATTTAAAATTATGCACAATTCTTTGTAGCCATTGTGGGATCCACTTTGGATACACAATTTTACCGGTTTGTTTTGAGCATCTTTGCTCGTCCTGATATGGTTCCCATTTTTTTATTCCAAGTATTTCTGTAACGTCTAATCCCTCAGTAATTTTTGTTTTTTCTGGCAAGATAGAAAGAGGAAAACAAATACCTTGGCTTATTTGTCCACGAAGTTTTATAGTTTTAATCCTGAATTTTCTATCTCTTAGAAATTCAAATTCTGGTTTTTCAGGTAATATAGAATCAATTTCTACGTAAACACATAAATCGCCTACGTTAAATTCATTCTTTTTAACCACTAATTGCCAACCTAATACTGTAGCCTTTTCAATTGCATCGGCGTTTTGTATTTGCTCTAAATTACCTATTCTTTGTATAGAAGCTAAATTTCTCATAGTGAAGTTTATTTTTTTATTACACAAAGCTACATTTTTTTATTTCCCATATTGCCAATTTACTAAACTTTTTATCCACAAATAAACACAAATATTGCACTTAATCGAAACCTAATTAAAACTTGTTAGTCAGTATATTAAATACTTTTGGTTTGAATTATTCTAATTCTATGGAAAAAGAAGAAAAATTACCAGAAGAAATACAGGAAATAACAGGAGAAGTAGCTCCAATAGAGACTACAGATGTCCAAGAAACTGTTGAACCTCCTATTGAAACGCCGGTAGCTTTCGGTAAACTCAAAAAAAGAATGTCGTCTTTATATCCTGATCGTCAGTTTGAATCTGACGACGATTACGACAATTTAACCGATGAATATTTAGGTGCAAGGGAAGAGGCTGATAATATGCTTATCTCTATTTTTGACCAACACCCTGTTATTAGGGAAGTACTCTCAGATTTAAAGGATGGAGCAGAAGTCCCGGAAGCCCTTGCAATACATTATTCACCCGAAGAACTTACCCGGAAAGAAGGCGATAAAAATTACGATAAGTGGTCTGCGAATAACGCCGAAAGGGAAAAGAAAAAATCAGATCAGTTAGCACAAGAAACCGAAATTGAAAGTAATCTCGAAACCTCTTCACAAGCATTAAAAGAATTTGCCGACGAAAACGGACTGGATGAAACCGGCCTGGGTGATTTTGTAAATGGTATTCAAGGCATTTTTGATGCTTATAATATGGGTGTCATTTCAAAAGAAACTCTTTCCCTATTACAGAAAGGTCAAAAATACGACGCAGATATGGCCGCTAAGGAAGAAGAAAAAGCTGCTTCTTTTGAAGAAGGTGTTATTCAGGGTCGTAATGAACAAATAGCCGCTAAAAAGATACCTAAAGATGATGGTATACCAACTCTTGCAGGTGGCGGCGAAGTACTGGTACAAAAAACGAAAACTCCCCAGGAATTGGGAGCCGCATATATTGATAAATTAAAATAAGTAAAAAATGAAAACATCGAAATTGACAAAGCATTTGTCCCAATTCCTTCTCGCAGTGATTGGGATTTTCGTAATCTCTACATTAGCCAGTTGGCTTTTACCAGTGGCAGCCGCAGGGGTATTTATAGGTGAAGTATTAGTCGGAACTATGGTAGGTGAAGGTGGCGTTACCCATCAGGCCGTTGAAGTTGCTGAACCAGGTTTACACCTTGCCGATATTAGTAAAAAAGTCTATGAGTTATTGCCCGCTTCCTCCCCGATTGATACCATATTAAGGAATATCCGGGATGCAGAAACCATTAAATCAGTTGAAAAAAAGTATTACTCAGTTAGTACTAAACCGTTTAAAGATACTTTTGATTCTACAGCATCGGGTGCCGGTACCTCTTCAAGTGTTCCTGCTAAATCGTACACTTATGCTTCCGGTGATGGTCTTAACACTTATTATGTTAAAACTACCAATCCAGCCCTGTTCTCTATCGATGACCTAATAATGCTCAGAAACGTTTCTATTCCTGTTTCTGAAACGGTTGCAGTAATGAGCGGGTTAAGTTCGTCTCAGATTACAACCGAAAATATAGTTTTCTATGTTGAGGATATAGTTTCAGATGTATTAAGGCTTATTCCTTTGAATGGTATAAAAGGCTCAGGAACTAACGCGGCCAAATACGTTGTACCAGATTTCGCATCAACTGCGGAGATTTACATCTTAGCTCCTTCAAAACAGGAAAAAGCATTAAAAACCACTCCTTTTGGTATTATCCCGGAACCTGAAACCAATTATATTCAGTTAATGATGGCTCAGGTTGAACAATCTACTTGGGAACAAATGCAAGCCAAAGAAGTTGACTGGAACTTTACTGATCTTGAACGCCAAAATATTTACGCTTTGAGATGGCAAATGGAAATGAACCATAAGTACGGTGTTAAAAGTAAGACTTACAATAACGTTACTAAAGACTATCACTATACCGCAGAAGGTATTACCCGTAAGATTACTAATTTATTGGAATACGGCACCGGATCAGGAAATGCTACTTTAAGTATTGACCAGTGGTTAGCCTGGATGGAAAGTGCTTTTGTTGATAACAATGGTTCACCTGAACGTTGGCTTTTAGCTGGCAGTGGACTTATTAAATCAATTCAGAGTATGATCTTGTCAGATTCTACCAAACAAATAGGAGCTCGTGAAGTAAAAACTGTTTACGGTATTCGTTGTACTGTATTACAGGATTTCTTCGGGACTTTAAATATTGTTCACGATCCTTCTCTTTCAAGAACCGGAGCCAGCCAGGAAGGTTACATCTTGGATATGAATCATATTCATAAACACGATTTTGTACCGATGCAGGTTAAAGAACTTGACTTCAAATCCAGTGGCGAAGCAAATGCAAACGCAAAAGTTATCATGGAGGCTTCATGTCTTACATTAACTTTCCCGGATGCACACGCACATATCATTGTTAAAGCCTAATCTTATAATATTAATCACAAAAGGGGAGTGAGTGCCAAACTCTCTCCCCTTTTTTATAACTAATACCATGAACAAGACATATCAAAGTATACACGCGTTAAAATTAACTACTTCTGTTTTTGTTGAAAAAGACGGTAAGAAGTCACAGGTTACCATTTCTTTTAATGGTGGTTTTATGCAGCCATTCCGTAGAAACGGGATATTTACAACTGCAAATGAAGACCTTCAAAAAGCTATCGAATCCGATTCCGGATATGGTTCTAATTTTATCTTAATTGATAATGATGGAAACCAAGTTTTTAGTAAAGAAAAACCTCAGAAACAAAAGCCTGAACCTCCAAAACTGGAACCTGAAAATTTGGACCCCAATTTTACCGTAGTTGAAGATGTTAAAAACTTCCAGGGTGCAAAGGCTTATTTGCTAAAACTCGAAGGCGTAACCCCGGAAATGGTTAAAAACAAAATCGAAGTGCTTAAAGTAGCCAAAGAAAAAAAGATCATCTTTAAAAATCTTAAGTAATGACCAGGGCCGATTTAATTGCAAATACAAAGATTAAGATTGATGAACTCGTACCGGAAAGTGAATTAAGTATCGTTACTTCCGGTAACGCATTTTTAAGTTCTATTAACGATACGATTGATTCCTTAATCAATGAATCTGCAATTGAAATTCTTAAAATAGCACCCCTTTATTTAGTACCTCATACTTTAGCCACAGGAACAGTAACCGTAGTTGATGATGTAGGAACAATGCCTTTGCCAGATGATTTTTTAAGATTTGGGTATGCTAAATTCGGAGTTTGGGCCAGAACAGTTTTTAATGCGATTTTAGCCGGTAGCAAAGACTGGATGATTCAACAAAACGTATGGTCCCGAGGAGGATATAAAAAACCTGTCGTGGCGATAAACAAAAAACCTACCGGTTATGAACTTGAGTTTTATACAATAAAAGACACCGATAAAGGGACTAAGGAAGTAGTTTATATTGCTGCTCCAACAACAGGAGAAACAATAACCGAAGAGAACGATACCTTCCCGGTTTCCATGCAATGGCTTCTTGCTTCTAAAACGCTTGAAATATTTGGGCAAAAAGATAAAGCTAAGTCAGCTTATGAACAATTTATTAATACCTTAAAATAATGGCTGATTCACAGGAATTATTAAAAGAAAGTCTTATTCAGAATATTACAGACTTTGTTACTGAGCTTGTTGATCAGCAATTTGCCCAAAGAAAGGCTATTCCTGAGTTAGTTTCTACACATTACCTTCAGTTCGAACAAGACTATATGAAGAATTATTCGGACGATGAAAAGGTAACACACGCCACAATAAGACATCTTTTACGTTGGGTATATGAAAATCAGGCCGCAATGTCAGACCCAACAGATGTAATCACAGCTATTAAATTTATCTCACCAAATATTGAAGCCCTCGACAACCGGACAATGGCTGCCGTAGTTCAGGCTTTAATCATAACCGGTGCCGGTGTTTTACCGACAGTAAATGCAAATCCTTTATTATTACCTTATGAAACAGGATTTAATATAAATTCTGATTTAGTAAAAGGACAGCTTGCATGGAATGAAACTGATAATATTTGGTATATCCGAATTGGAGATGCAGTACAAGATTTACGGGAAGCGTTTGATTTACAAATTGAACATATTGAAGGACTAACGCAGGCTCTTATTGATGCTGCCGCCGGAGGATATACTTTTGCCGATCCTTTAGAAGTAACCGCTCAAGAAGTTAGTTTAAAAATTGATCCTGCTACTTTAGAAGTTGATGGATCAGGAAGATTGGCTGTAAAAGACAGTGCAGGAGTGCTTCTTTCTACTATAATCCCGGAATCATTTGACAACGGAAATCTTGTAAATAATGTTTTAACAATAGTCCATGGCAAAAACACTTCAAACGTAAAACTTTACATAAGAGATGCGTTTGGAATGGACGTTACTTTACCTTACGACACTTCCGACCCTAATCAGGTAGTAGTAGATTTTGGTTCTCCTATTTCAGGGACTTGGACTTATATTTTAGAATATTGGACAAATATGTCTGTTGGGGTTTATCCGGATCCAAATTATTCACTATCTACACACAATCATAATGGAGTTTACGCTCCAGCAATTCATTCACATTCAGAATATGCAGCCGCAGTTCATAACCACGACGACTTATATCCTTCAAAAAGTCACACCCACGCAGGATATGCAGCAGCGAGTCATGATCATAATTTACTTTATGAACCAAAATTTATAAGAGGGTACATAGCTCCAAGTTATACAGGTAAAAATGCAGCTTTAACAGTTATTGCGTTTAATGCTTACCGGGATGGTAATATGATGAACGTTGATTTTTGGATAACATCTTCACTTGCATTTCCTGGTACCGGAAGCGGAGCAATTTTAGCTACAATGCCTGTAGGTTCTCGTCCTGTAATAACAAGAAGATTTCCGGGTTCAATTCAAAATGTTGAATTTTATGAATCTGCTTATGGTAAAATACATATAGACGGGGTAATTACCTTATTTGTAGGCAAAGCAAATCAACAGTATATTTTTAACTATTCATATCCTTTAGCATGAAAAAACTAATCTTTATATTATTACTTTCTATTTCACTCGCTTCTTTTGGACAGGCACCACACAAAGCTTATGGCCCTATTTGGATGTTTTACCAAAAAGATGGTCAAACGGATTCAGTAAAAGTTTACTTTGAATCTGATAAGGTAATGTTTCATACTACGCAATCATATTACAAATTTGATAAACCTCTTATTGTAAATTTTGATACAGTTCTTTATAAAAAAGATATCTTAAATGATACAGTTCCATTGGGAGATTATTATTTTATTCAAGACCCTGATAGTCTATGGTTAGAAAAACCTTTAGGAACGTTTTTACAAAGGCTGGACAGTATAGGTGGAGGCGGCGGTTCCCAATGGACAACCACCCCTAACGGAATAAGTTATTCCGGTGCGATCTTTCCGGGATCAATTAAAAAACCGGATGCTGTTGTGGATACTTTTTTAAGCATACCTACGTTGGCGTCAGGTAAATTTGGTTTTATGATAAAAACAAATGCCGGATTTCAGAATAATATAGGAACTAATACTGGTTATCAAAATAGGGTCGAAACAAATAATTTATATCAAAATCAGATAAATGCTAATAATTATTATCAAACCAGAATATCTACTAACAATGGAACAGCGTATGCAATAGATACTAATAACGGCACCGGCCTAAACTTCTCAGGCCCCGGTAAACATATACGAATGACTTCAACCGGAACAGATACGACCGAGGTTTTTAATCAAACTTCAACCGGCTTAAATCAGGTGTTTAAAAAGAACGGTACGACAGTTTGGAAAGTAGATGATTTTGGATATCTATATAATTATGGTTTAAAAGCTAGGGATAATCTTACTACTCCAACTTATAGCGCTGATTACCTAAATGATGGCATGTCTTTATATTATAGTACTTATAATATGAACATAACTGCACAATCTATTTATGGTGATTATTTTGCATTAAGTCCATTAGTTGTAGATGGTGCAAGTGCTGTCGCATACGAATTAAATACAGAAAATGCTTTATCTACTACAGGAGCTAAATTATTATCAATAAAAAATAATGACATTGAAAAAGTTAGTATTGATAATGACGGAACATTGCACCAATATAATGGAGTGAATGAAATATTATACACAACTACAAAGGGAGCGATTGGATTAAAATATAATTCGCAATATAATGTAGCAATTGGCGATAGTGCTTTGAATAGATTTTCAAGCGGCAGTAATAATGTTGCAACTGGGAGAGTGTCTTTAAGAGGATTAACTACAGGTTCTTATAACTCAGCATTTGGATCGTTATCTATTTATAATACGACAGTAACAGGTTCTTATAACTCAGCATTTGGATATAATACCATGAATTTCTTAACAAGTGGTTCATACAATAATACTATTGGAGCAGAGTCGCAAATAACTAATTCAGCTGGTAGTAATAATAATTCTATAGGATTCAGGTCACTATATGGTACTACAGGGTCTAATAATATAGCATTAGGCCATTTGGCAGGCGCAGCCCAAGGCGGTTTATCAAATAGAATATATATAAATTCTTTAGATAGAACAAATTTGACTGGAGACACAACAAAATCAATTGTTTACGGACTACAAGACGCAACTGTCGCAAATCAAAGACTTTACTTAAATGCCGGTCGTGTAATAATTTCAGGCCAAATAAAAACATTACAAATTTCCGCCGCCTTAACTGACAACACCCCGACCGATGCAGAGATTGACACAGCAACAGGACTTACGCCGGCAACCGCAGGCGCAGGGTATCAGGTAACAATTAAAGATAACAACGGAAGATCGGAAGAGCGTCGTGTAG